CATCTAAAGTACATCCATCATAAATATTGTATATATGTTTTAAAAAACAGCTCGTACTATAAATGTAATACATAGTGTCCTCCTTAAAACTTTGTTCTTGACTCCACAACTTTTCCTATTATTCTAACTGGAAGTTTCTCAATCTCCTCGTTAGTATAAAACTTTTCTTCATATGCTTTATTTATAGGTACAAGCATAATACCATTCTCAAACTTCTCTATCTTCTTACAGGTAGCATCTTCACCGTTGACGATTACTATAGCTATATCGCCATTTTCCACATCGTCTTGCTGGCGGACTATTACAATAGAACCGTGATGAATTGTTGGTTCCATGCTGTCTCCGCTTATTCTCAATCCGAAATAATCACCTGTTTCAGCCATCTTCTTGCTTATTGTTTCCTCCCCAATAACATCTTCCACTGCTTCAATAGGGACACCTGCGGCAACCTTACCTAAAACACGAATTTGAACAGGTTCATCGTCTAGTTTTATTTTTTTAATACCTTCTTTTTCTCCCGTTAGTATATATAAAGTGCTTACGCCTAAAAAATTTGCGATAGGAGCAATCAATTCAGACTGTGGCGGTCTGTTATTGCTTTTCCATCCTGAAAGTGTACTTGGCTTAAGACCTATAGCAGCACACATCTGCGTGGCGGTATAGCCCTTTTCTTTTAAAGTATCATAAATTCTTTGCAATATCTCGTTCATAAAAACCTCCTAAAAAAAATACTCGTTTGTGTAAATTTTTAGTTGACTTTTACTTATTTGTGTAGTAAAATGGGTATAGAAAACACAGATGAGTAAAAATCACCATTCGCACAAGTTGTATTAAGTTGATTTGACACCACAATAATATCACTTTTGCGAACATTGGTCAACGGTTTTTCGCATTTGCGTACTAATGAAAGCGAAGGGAGATGATAGGTTGAAGAAGCCGAAAGCAAAATGGCAGGCATACGCTAGGGCTGAGCTGGAAATCCGTGGATGGACAAGCGAAGACTTGGCTAAAGCGATTGGAAAATCATACGAGGTTACGAGAAAAGCTATGTGTGATGACTCAATGCCGAATGTCAGAAAACAAATCTGTGAATACCTAGGTATCACAGAGTAACAAAACTTAATATATCCCCTTATTAGGGCGGGTCAACAAAATTAAATAGAAAGGCAAATTGTGCTTGTATGCTTACGTTTTTTTCATTCTTTTGTTTCCTTAAATAAATCATAGTTCACATCCGACCCGTCCTCATAAGGGGATATGGAGAGAAGAAGATGGAAAGGAAGAAACTTATTGCAAGAATGAAAGAGCATACAAATAATGCTTGTTTCATTTCTAAAAAGGAACTTGCAGAAGCCCTGGGATATGGGTCTGTTAATTCAGTATCTAAATTCGTATACGGGCTTCCAAAGGTTAACAAAAGGTACTTTATCGATGATGTTGCTGATAGCATCATCAGCTTTAAAGAGTTTTAAAGGGGTGCGGTGTCAAAAATAGATAACAAGTAAATACGAAGGGAGGAACCTTTCTTTTTTAGCACCCCTTAATTAAGGAGGACAAAATGAAAAGACCAATTCAAAGCCTTGCGATAGTATCAGCCATACTACTGTGTTTTATCTTATTTGCTTCCCCCGCGAGTGAAGCGGAGGTTTACACAGAAACAGAGATGGTAATGCCGACAGATGCAGAGCCGGAAATTGTCGAGCCGTACTACCCATTAACAGAAGATGAAAGAGACCTAGTGGAAAGAGTGGTAGCTGCAGAGGCAAGAGGAGAAAAGATTGAAACTCAAATGGCAGTAGCACAGACGATACTTAACCGAGCAGAAACAAGAGGACAAACAGTAACAGAAGTTTGCACGGCGGCTTATCAGTTTGCAAAACCGTATCAGGGTGAAGTAAGCGAGAAGACACAAGATGCAGTCAGGTTTGTATTTGACGATGGAGCAAAGGTGTTTGACAAGGTTACACACTTTTACGCTCATAAGTTGATAGACCCGCCATACTGGACGGAGTCAAAGGAGTTTAAAGGAGAAATTGGAGGGGTTAGATTTTATGCAGACAAATAAAAAAGCCCCCGAAGGGGCAAACAAGATATTTCAAGCTGATAGTAACACGATTGCAAGAGAATGTCAACTTGAATCGTTTAAAAAACTCGATAATGCCAAACGATGCAGAATGATTTTAAGCCAGTTAGACAAGCCTAGAACCGCACGAGAGATAGCATATAGGCTAGGTTTTTCCGACCTGAACGCAGTCAAGCCGAGATTAAGCGAAATGAAAGCCCGGGGCACGGTTGAGGTGATAGGCAAGTCCTATGACTCAACGACAGAAAGAAGAGTATCGGTTTATAGGAGGGCAAAATGAGTTTTACAAAACTTTACTGTGACAACTGCAAGACGGCCTTTGACGAAGACGAATTAGAGCCCATCTATACAATGGAGGGCGAAGGCGTTATGAGAGGTCCTTTGTTCGACCACTTTGAATGTCCCGAGTGTGGCAGCGAAGTGTATGACGAAGCCGTACAGTGCCCTGTATGCGAAGAATATTACAACGGCGAAGAGGACTACTGCGAGAACTGTCAAAAGGCCATACACGAACAGAATGACGATTTTATAAAATCCGTACAAGACTATTTTAACCTTGATTACGGAGAAGCAATAGAGCTGATGCTCTTTGATTTAGAAGGGAGAATAAGATGATTGATAAGCTAATGAGAATACAGTCAAAACTGAAAGCACCAAAAGGGCAGTTAAATAGTTTTGGCGGATATAAATACCGCTCTTGTGAAGACATTTTGGAAGCGGTAAAGCCTTTACTGGCAGAGGAAGATTGCACCTTAACATTATCGGATGAAGTCAAATTGATAGGTGACAGATATTACATAGAGGCCACGGCAACATTAAGGTCTGGTAATGAAGAAATCCAAGTATCAGCGTATGCAAGAGAAGAGGAATCTAAAAAAGGCCAAGACTCAGCACAGATAACAGGAGCAACTTCTTCTTATGCTAGAAAGTATGCTTTAAACGGTCTGTTCTGCATTGACGATACGAAAGACCCTGATACAGACGAATACACCAAGCAGAAAGCAGAGAAGACCTCAAAAGAATTGTCATACCGTGATAAGGTGATTATCACCGCAAAGGAAAGAGGCATTTCCTTTAACGAACTGGCTAAGGATTACGGCCTTAACGGCTCAACAACAGAGGAACGCTTTAAGGAAGTCCTTAAAGACCTGGAGGGCAAGTAATGGATACGGTAAGAGACGAAAGATGGCGCTACATAGGAGGCTCGGATATTTCAGCAATTATGGGTATTTCCCCGTTTAAAACCCGTTTTCAATTATTGCAGGAGAAAGCAAGAATAGTAGAGCCGGACTTTAAAGGCAATGAGTACACGGAGTACGGGAATGTAATGGAGCCGAAGATAAGGGACTATGTGAATGAGACTTTAAATAGGAACTTTGCTCCTGATGTGCTGATAGACGGAGACTTTAGATTTAACTTTGACGGACTAGACAAAGAACACAACGAGATATTAGAGGTAAAAACCACCTCACAAATACACGAGAAGTTAGACGATTATAAAACATATCTCGTTCAGCTCCTTCCGTATATGAGAAGTGTCGGGGCAGAAAAAGGTTACTTAGCGGTCTATGAAAGACCAGAGGACTTTGACGAGACATTTAACCCACTACTATTAACCGTCTATGAGGTGTTGAGGAGCGATTACAGCGACCTTTTGGGAGAAATCGATAAAGAGGTCGACCGCTTTAAAAAAGACCTTGAAAAGCTCCGTAAAAATCCATTCCTGACGGAAGAAGATTTACAACCCAAAGAGGTTGTGGAGTATGCCGAAAAGGTTATTTTGCTAGAACAGAAATTACAAAATATGAAAATGCTCGAGGGTGAATTAAAATCCGCTAAGGCTGAGCTTAAAAGATTGATGCAGGAGAACGGCATTAAGAAATGGGTAACACCAAGCGGAACAAAGGTAACGCTTGTACCGGATGGAGAAGATACCGTTGTATCTGCCTTTAACGAGAAGAGGTTTAAGGCTGAGAACCCTGAAATGTATGGCAAGTATATCGAGGAAAAAATCAAGCCGGGCAGAGCGGGTTATGTAAGGATAACACTATGAGCATTTTACAAGATGAGAAAAAGTGCTATGTAACAGGGCGAACATACGGTTTGCATAAACACCACATTTACGGCGGTGCAAACCGTAAAATCAGCGAGCAGAACGGCTTTTATGTGTGGCTCATCCCTGAATACCACAATACGAGTGATTACGGAGTGCATTTCGACAAGGCTTTTGATTTAAGGCTAAAACAAGATTGCCAACGGAAGTATGAGGAAACGCACAGCCGTGAAGAGTTTATAGCACTGATAGGCAGGAGTTATTTATGAAACTTAAAG